GAATCACACCAGCAGAAGCCAAACGTCAACGATGCGGTAACTGCGAATACTACGACAACACTCCCGAAATGTTTGAGGCTATGGAAGCCATCCCACTAAACAAGTACGACCTGTATGATGGTCAAGTTCAGAGAGGATGGTGTCATAAGCTAGATTTGATTTGCCATAACTCCCGTCTATGCTCTGTATGGGAACGTAAAGACTTTGAAACCGAAGATTAATTATGCGATTAGATTATGAACGACCATTGGGCAATAATACTGTTAGCTGTAATCGCTAACATTACACTCGTTATTAACGCAATACATCATTGGTAAACTAATTTTAACAACAGGGTGACCAACCTATAAGGAGTCACAACATCATGGCAGAAATTACAGAAACAAACCCCAAAGGTGCAGGTGCGCCACTAGGTCATACGAACGCTAGTAAAAACAATAGGATATGGGGAGATTTAATTAGAAAACTCGCAGTCCAAGAAGATTACAGGCGATTACATACTATTGCTAATGCTTTATACGAAAAAGCAGCCGATGGCGATATGAATGCTATCAAAGAGATAGGCGATAGATTAGATGGTAAGGCAATGCAAGAGAACAAAGTAACTGGTGATGCTGATGCACCATTGTTGATACAAGTGGTAACGGGTATAGATGACAACTACTAACCCGATTGATCTAGGCTACAAGCCTCGGTTACCACAGAAAGAGATACACAAGGCAGTAAGAGAGAATCGTTTTGTTGTAGCTGTAGCGCATCGTAGGATGGGTAAAACTGTTTCTGCGATTGTACAATTGATTCATTCTGCATTACAGAACGGACAAAAGAACCCAAGGTATGCTTATATAGCACCGACTTATTCACAGGCTAAAAGGGTCGCATGGGATTACCTAACAGAATATACTCGCTCACTTGGTGGTACTGCAAACATCGCAGAGCTAAGAGTGGACTTCCTGGGCAGAAGGATCAGCCTATACGGTAGTGAGAATGGTGACAGCTTACGTGGTCAATACTTTGATGGTGTTGTGTTAGACGAGGTCGGTGACCAAGACCCAAAGATTTGGAATGAGATTATAAGACCGGCACTAGCAGACAGAAAAGGTTTCTGTTTGTTTATTGGCACTCCAAAGGGGAATAATCATTTCCGTGAGTTCAAAGAACGTGCAATGGTTACAGAAGGCTGGAAGTTCTTAGAGTTTAAGGCTAGTGATACTGGCATACTAGATCCACAAGAGTTGGCTAGTGCTAAGAACGAGATGGGCGAGGACAAGTACAAGCAAGAGTTTGAGTGTAGCTTTGACGCACCAGTAGAAGGTGCTTACTATGGGTCACTATTACATGAAGCCGATAACGAGAAGCGTGTTACTAAGATTCCTAAAGACGAACTGGCAAAGATTGTTTGTAGCTGGGATTTGGGTGTCAGCGACAGTACGTGTATTTGGGTAGCGCAGATAGTTGGTAAAGAGATACAGCTAATAGACTGTACTGAGAACCACGGAGTAGGATTAGATTACTATGTTAGCTGGTTACGTGATAACGGTTATGATAAAGGTCAGCAGATTCTTCCGCACGATGTAAGAGTCAGAGAGATGACCACAGGTCGTAGTAGACTAGAAGTCTTAATGGAAGCTGGACTAGACGTAACAGTAGCACCAAGCCTATCTATAGCGGATGGCATCCAAGCAGTTAGACGTATGCTGCCGAGATGCTGGTTTGACATAGAAGGCACAAAGAACGGTCTAGTAGCATTGCGTAACTATAGACGTGAGTTTAACGAGAAGCAGAATGTGTTTTACGATAAGCCAGTTCATGACTGGGCATCACACTTTGCAGACTCGTTTAGGTATTTAGCAATAGGGTTAGTAGAAGTAGATACAACATGGTCTAAACCATTACAACAAAATAAGGCATGGGTCGTATAATGATGAACCAAGAAGAATTAAAGGCACTTGTTGCTGACGAGATCAATAACGCTATTGGCTACTTAGAGTCAGATACGGTTCAAGCTCGTGCTGATGCGATGAGCTACTACTTCCGTGACAAGTACGGTACTGAGGTAGAAGGTCGCAGCCAAGTAGTTACCGGTGAGGTAGCTGAAGCCGTAGACGGTGCATTGCCTCAACTAATCCGTGTTTTCACATCATGCGAAGATGCTGTGCGTTTTGAGCCTACTAAAGACGGTGAAGAAGAACTCGCTGACCAAGCTAGTGACATGGCAAACTGGGTGTTCTATAAAGACAACGATGGCTTCTTAATCCTACACAACTGGTTCAAGGATGCATTGCTACAAAAGGTTGGTGTTGTTAAAGCCTACTGGGAAGAGAAAAAAGACACCATCAAAGAGAAGTATAAAGGCTTAACCGATGACGAGTTAGCCATGATCATGCAGACTGGCGAGTGGGAAATCACCAAGCAAGTGACCGATGTAGTAATTGGTGCTGATGGTATATCTTACAATACGCATAACATTACAATCCAAAAGATAAACGATGAGAGCCGTATCGCTATTGAGAACGTACCACCAGAGGAGTTCTTAATCAGCAAACGTGCTAAGACCATTGAAGACTCACCATTCACGGCACACCGTAGAATGATTGCCCGTGGTGACTTGATCGCTATGGGTTACGAGAAGTCTATCGTAGACACAATCCCAGCTAATGACCGTTTAGAGTACGCACCAGAGCGTTTAGCTCGTTTTGGTCGTGATGAGTTGCCTGACTACACACAGTCCAGCGACCTATCAATGGAAGAGGTTGAGATATTTGAGTGCTACATCAAGGTAGATACTAACGACAACGGCTTACTAGAGCTACGCAGGGTTATCCTAGGCGGTGAAACAATACTGTCTAACGAAGAATGCGATTATGTGCCATTCCACTCTGTATGCCCAATTCCTATTCCACACAAGTTCTTTGGTCAATCACTAGCCGACAGGACAATGGACTTGCAACTAACCAAGTCTACTATCCTACGTCAGATGCTAGACAACTTGTACCTAACAAACAATGCTCGTGTTACAGCCGTAGAGGGTCAAGTAAACCTAGATGATTTACTAACGTCTACTGCCGGTGGTGTTATCCGTGTTAAGAATCCTCAAGCAGTAAATCAACTAACAGTAGCAAACACAGCAGGTCAATCATTCCCGATGATGGAATACTTGGATGGTGTTCAAGCTAAACGTACCGGTGTTAGCGATCTACAGCAAGGTCTTGATGCTAACGTGCTTCAGAACACTACAGCAACAGCCGTGGCAGCCATGATGCAACAGTCAGCAGGTAAGCTAGAGCTAATGGCTCGTATCTTTGCTGAAACAGGTGTTAAATCATTATTCCGTGGCATCTTGCACCTACTATGCAAATACCAAAACCAAGCCAAGACAATTCGTATGCGTGGCAAATGGGTATCTTATGACCCACGTGAATGGTCTAACCTATACGATGTATCAATCAACGTAGGCTTGGGCAACGGTAATCGCCAAGAACAGATTGCTATGTTGCAAATGATTATGTCTAAACAAGAAGAAATCATCGGCAAGTACGGTGCTAACAACCCATTGGTGACTGTAACGCAATATCGCAGCACTCTTGGTCGCATGATTGAGATGGCTGGCTTTAAAGACACCACATCATTCATTAATGACATTACACCAGAGGTTGAACAGCAAATAATGCAGGCAGCATCACAGCCACCTGCTGATCCAACGTCAGAGGCAGCACAGTTATATGCCAAGGTAGAAGAACAGAAGGCTCAATTATCTGCACAGACATCTGAAGCCAAGCTACAACTAGACCGTGAGCAAATGCAGGTAGACAATGCTCGTAAAGAACTAGAGATGCAACAGAAACAAATGCAAATGGAAGGTGACTACCGTATTAAGGAAGCCGAGTTGCAATTGAAACAGATGGAGCTTGAGCTAAAGACACAGGCAACAGACGGTAAACTACAGACAGAGCAGCTTAACGCTATTATGTCAGCCATTACCAGCTTGAATGAAATGGTAAAAGGTGGTATAAAGGCAGAGTCACAAGATGTAGTAGATAACTTTGATTCAACTACTATATATGGTATAGAGGACTAAATTATGGGGACTCCAGCACTTCAATCACTAACACAACAAGGTCAAGTATATTATGACGCTGATACTAATCAATACTATACTCAGCCAGCTCAGCAACAAAACAATCCAATGGCTGCATTGTTTGGGGTAAATCGCAATCCACAGCGTAATTATTTAAACAACTTTAATAATCAATCTATGACTGCAAAGCCAGCTCAACAATTTACTCCAATTGATATCGCTGCATTATTCCCAGAGTTATATCAAGGCGCACAAGGTATGCAAGGTGACTCACAAGCTAGTGCCGGTTTACTTGGACAAGGCGCAGCACAATCAGCATCTAGTGGTGCTGGAAGGTTCATGTGACCAAATCCGAATGGGCAAACAATATGCTCCAAGACCAAAACTTCTTGGATGTATTTAAAGAGATGGAAGATTTACAAATGCTACGGTGGGCTAACTCACCGCTTTACGATTACGATGAGCGACAAGAGGCTTACACAAAGCTAACAGCCATCCGTGAAGTAATGGCACATATAGTTGGCATGGCAGATGACCGCAAGATTAATGCAAAACGCTGGAAGATACTTTAACGCTTTTGCCAATAATGGCTAATTTAGGAGTAAATGATGGAAACGCTCACCAACCCGCAAGGGAGTGAAACACAAAGTAATGGCACTATCAATGAAGCAACAAACGCATTCTTAGGTTTAATGGGCGGTGAAGATGCACCCGAAGAAGGGCAAGCAGAAGCACAACCAGAGCAAGAGAATGACGAAGGTGGTAACGAGCAAGAAGTTGAGCAAGAAGAAGTTAGCTCAGAGGAGTCTGAACCAGACCAAGACGAACAACGGTTTCAAGTTAAAGTCAATGGCGAGGATAAAGAACTAACCTTAACTGAACTAAAATCACTAGCGCAACAAGGTGCAGATTACACCAAAAAAACGCAACAAGTAGCAGAGCAAAGAAAAGCAGTAGAGGCTGAACAAAAAGCTATTGAAGAAGCCAAATATATGCGTGATGCTTATGCAGAACGGTTGCAGGCAATGGAGCAATTACTGAATGCTCAACAACCAGTAGAGGATTTAGAGTATCTAAAAGAGTCCGACCCTATTGGTTACGCTGTACGAGTGGCAGAGATGTCGCAGAATAAAGAGAAGTTATATGCAATACAAGCTGAACGTAATCGCATTGCAGAGATGCAACAAGCGGAGCAACAGCAAGGAATGCAACAATACTTGTCCGAACAGGCTGCTAAATTGTCTGAAACACTACCGGAATATAGCGATCCAGTAAAAGGTGAGGCACTAAGGTCAGATTTGCGTACGTTTGCAAAGAACTTAGGATTCTCAGATCAAGAGCTATCAGCAGTACGTGATGCTCGGCACGTTATGGCATTGTATAAGGCAATGCAGTACGACAAATTACAACAATCTAAGCCTCAACTAAACAAGAGGGTTAGTGAACCGCCTAAGACTATTAAGTCTGGTAACAGTAACACAGCAACAAATACTGACCAGCATAAGAAGGCTATGGCTCAATTACAAAAAACAGGCAAAATCCGTGATGCGGTTTCTGCTTTTGAAAACTTTATTTAAGGAATTATCATGGCAACATATCAAACCTATACCGCCATTGGTCAACGTGAAGACTTGGCTAATGTAATCTACAACATCTCTCCTACAGATACTCCATTCATGACATCTGTTGGTAAGACTTCTGCTACTGCCGTATACCACGAGTGGCAAAAAGACAGCTTGGCTGCTGTTAA